TGAGATTGCTAAGTCTATGGACCTTGACCCAGACAAGGTTACTAACTCCATGAGTGATGCTGCTATCCAAGCTGAGATCCTAAAAGGCTTCCAGCAGCCACCAGCGGCCCCTACAGGCCCAGAAGGGGTTAACATGCCCCAAGGTAGCCCAGCACCAGAAGGACAGGCTCCACAGGGCGTACAGGACACCTCAGGTGGTGGTGGCTCTCAGATAGGCATTGGAACAGCACCAACTCCAGGTGAGCAAGGATTCACTGGTAATGTCGCTTAAGCAACTTGTGAATGATAAACAGGTATGGGACGCGCTTCTTGAGGAGCTTAATGAGCGCATCTCTTCCACGCATAGAAGTATGGAAAACATCTCTGATACTGCAGAGTTATACCGACATCAGGGTGCTATAAAAGCGCTGAGACAACTAAAGTACTTGAGGGACAAAGTGAATGGCTGACTATCGTAAACGCCTCATTGATATGACACCCGAAGAACGTGCGGAAGTAGCACCAGGCGCTCCTAGTTTTGATGAGAGGTACGAGAACGTAGGTGATCCTCTAAGCGTTCAGATGATGGAAGCTGGACTGGACTTTACTCCTGTAGGTACTGTCAAAGGCATCTCAGACATTAAAGATGAATTGAGTAGCGATGACCCTAACTACTTAAAAGCTATAGGTATGGGTGCAGTTGAGGCAGCGGCTCTTATTCCTGGAGCTGCACCTGTTCTTAAGGGTATGTTACGTAAAGGCGATGCCTTAACTGCCGCAAATAAACAAGTATCTAACGCAGAATACGATGCACGTATAGCTCAGCTAGATGAAGCATCTGATGCAGCAGAATGGCAGAAAAGCACTAAAGAGTTTGTAAAGGAATCTCGTGATGTGAACCCCACAGTACGTACTCCTGAATTAGAAAACTCAACAATGGATCTTATTGATGGTAAGATCACTAGAGAACAACACTTAAAGAATGTAGATGAGTTTAAACCTGTTGACCCATGGGATGCACTTCCAAGAGAACCCTCTGATAAAGCTACTGTGTTTTCACTAAAGCCTAATCAGAGAAAGGATGGTTTCTTTGTCCTACCAGAAGCAGAAGCGGAAAGATTAGGAGTAGTTAAGTCTGCTTTAGCTGTTGGTCAACGTTTCTTAGGGCGTTTGGATATACCTGCATATAAGGATTATGACACATGGATCGTTGCAGGTAAGTCTCCTAAAGGCGAGAAAGGTACAGTTTATGCTAAGGCTATACATTATGGTAGCGAAGACGGTAAACCTGTAGTATTTAGAGCTTCGCAAGGTAAAAGTGAGAATATAGGTAAGGGTAAGGCTGACCCAAACTACCACCCAGATACTCATGAGAAAACAGGTTATGCTACTGTTGATGGCATAGTACAGGATTTAGATGTAGACTCTATTCGAGTCAAAGCAGCACAATACCTTAACGATCCAGAGTGGACACAGGTAGGCTTTGATCCTCGCAGACAGGGTGGCTTCTATGTACGTGCTGGTGATAACAAACATGTGCCAGTACGTGAAGCAAGCGAAGTAATACAGATAGGGCCGCTAGTCTTAGCCCGTAATGCAAAACTAGACTTTGAACACACAGGCTATGCAGAGGGCGGAGCAGTAATGGATAAACAAATGGAAATGGCCTTCGGTGACGCAGGTGAACGTGTAGACCCTGTGTCAGGCAATGAAGTACCTACAGGCTCACTACCAGAAGAAGTACGTGATGACATCCCTGCTCAACTGAGTGAAGGTGAATACGTTGTACCTGCTGATGTAGTACGCTACTATGGTGTTAAGTTCTTTGAGGATCTACGTAGTGAAGCTAAGACAGGCTTCAATTCTATGCAAGCTAATGGACGCATTGGCGGTGAACCTATGGGCATGGAAGTAGTTGACCCTCAAGATGATCTAGACATTATGTTTGATGATTCCGACTTTGAAGTTACGGATGGCCCAGATGGTTATGCGGAGGGTGGTATTGTAACCCCTACTGATTCCGGCATATATGTACCTGAGACCATGGAGATGCGTGAATACGTTAATGCTGAAGGTAATACTATTACCATTATGTTCTTTAACGGTATGCCTATGTCTGCTATACCAGAAGGTTACACATATGTAAATCCAGAGCCTGATCCAGCCACAGCAGGTGGTGCTGTTACTACTGCAGCAGATGTACCTAGCTCCTCAGATGACGGCCCTACTGTAGTTCCTTCTAGTACAGTAGAGCCTACAAACTACAAAGAGCTTACACCTAGTGAGCTACAGGCACTTGTAGAAGAACAGCGTAGCATTACTCAAGATGTAATTTCTGGCATAGGCGGAATAGTTAATCCTATACTAGGTATTGCTATGAAGGTAGGTATGTGGCATACTTCACGTCAGGTTACTAAAGAGCTTGAGCGCCGCATTGCTGACCCTGAAAGTGCAGACCTTAAAGATAAGTATGCAGAATTATTAGAGTATCACGAGTCGGATACAGATAGCTATTATAATCGTATTATGGATACTATTGAAGGCAAGGAGCGTGACAAGCTACCCTTTGACATTGATGCAGCAGATCCTGCAGCCATAAATGCAGCCATTGAAGAAGGCTTACTTGCAGAGGAAGGTTATAGTCCAGATAATATAGATGAAATGCCTACAGGCATGGATCCTATTGCCGCCCCTGAACCTATTGAGCTTACATCCTTAAATGATGAACCTGGTGCTAGGGACTACAAAGGCCCATTAGCAGGTCTCTCTTCTATGCTAGATAAGAAAGGTGGATTACCTGAGCCTTATGTCTTTAAGCCTGAAACACCTGCAGTATCAGATAACGCCGCTGCCTTCTATGCCTCTGAAGATAAAATCATTGCGGATCAGCGCCGTGAGAAAATAAAAGAACGTATGGCTGAAAAGCAAGCGGAACGTCAACGTAAGTTAGATGCTTTACAAGCACAGATTAGTGCGAAAGGTTCCTTAGCAAGAGCTGCAGCTGATAAAGGCGATGACAACGACAGCCATAAGACTATGATGAAAGCAGCAGCTACTAAACAACGGAACAAAGCTGCAGGTCTTGGCGCACAAACTAAGAAGGGTAGCACAGCAGGAAGTAAGTCTGGCTACTTTGACTAGAGTATAACTAAATACCATATAATAATAAGGCTACCCAGCAATAGTGCTGGCCCCAACATAAGGAGTATAAAATGTCGGAAGCCATCCAGACGGACTCAGCGTCCCATAATCGTAACATATCTCGTGTACAACGTGATGAAGAGGAACTAAAAGCTCTGTTTAAACAAGCAGGGATTCAGACAGATGAAACAGAAGAAGAAACTGCTGAAGAGGAATCCCGTAGCGAAGAGCCTGTCGAGCGCACAGTTCAGGCAGAGAGTGTTACCGAACAAGAAGAAGAACCACAAGCTGAAGCACAAGATGAAGATCTAAGTGCAGAAGAGAAGAACTTCAAGAAGCGTTATGGTGATCTACGGCGACACACTCAAGAAAAAGAGAAAGAGTTTCAATCACAGCTTGATAAGCTTAAGTCACAACTAGATGCAGCTACAAAGAATGAACTTGTACTACCTAAGTCAGAAGACGAAGTAGAAGCATGGGCTAAGAAGTACCCAGATGTTGCAGGTATCGTAGAGGCTATTGCTGATAAGAAAGCTAATGAACGTTCTGCTGATTTAGATGGGCGTCTTAAAGAGATTGAAGAGTTACGTGCGTCTGCTAAACGAGATAAGGCTGAAGCTGAGTTACTCTCTATGCACCCTGACTTTCAAGAGATTCGTGCTGATGATGCGTTTCATACGTGGGCAGAAAAGCAACCTAAGGTTGTACAGGATGCACTATACGAGAACAGTGAAGACGCTAAGTCTGTAGCACGTGTTATTGATCTCTACAAGTCAGATAAAGGTATCAAGACTAAGAGTAGCTCTAGCTCAGACAAAGCAGCTGCATCCTCAGTTAAAGCTAAAGGACGTACTGCATTGGATGCAGATGACTCCTCAAGGTATCTCAGTGAATCACAAGTAGCTAAGATGAGCCTTAAAGAATACGAGAAGCGCAATGATGAGATCTTTGAAGCTCAGCGCTCTGGTAAATTTATTTATGATATGTCTAAGAAATAACTTGACACTTATTCAATCATAGATAAAACTATAGGCATGTACAGTGTCAGGCATAAACTGCCTGTACATGCTTTTCACTAAGCACTAAAGCCACATCAAAGAACTACCTCAGATTATAGGCCCAGCGCTCAACGGACGGCCATCCTTAGAGCATAGCTGACTACCCTACTAAGACGAGCCTCTTTAGTGGATATGTAGTGTATATCTCTCACGCCATATCTATAAGGAGAATTATTATGGCTATCGGAACCGCTGGTGGTGGATTTAACGGGAACTTCTCCCCGATTATCTACTCCAAACAGGCACAAATCGCTCTGCGTAAAAGTGCTGTAACTAACGCAATCACCAACAACTCTTACTTTGGTGAGATTGCAAACCAAGGCGACACAGTTCGCATCCAAAAAGAGCCAGACGTAACCGTCAACGCTCTGCAGCGTCACACAGGTATCTCCGTAGAGAAACTTGATGACACAGACTTCTCTTTGACTATTGATAAAGCTAACTACTTTGCTTTCAAAATGGATGACATTGAAGAGCAGTTCTCTCACGTAGACTTCACCTCATTGGCAGCCAACCGTGCAGCCTACAAAATGGCAGACGCCATGGATGAAGAATGCTTGGGTTACTTGTCTGGTTACGCTGGTGGTGCAGGCTCTTGGGCCGTCAACACAACAGCTTCTGGCGATAAAGCCAATACTGGTGCTGGTACTGACGAACTGTTGGCAACCAACAAACTGGACGCAACTGACTTCGGTAACTTGACCATCTCTGGTTCAGCTACTGCAGGTGACTCCATCCCCCTCGCTCCACGCCTCCCAGGTGCAACAGCATTGTCTGCGACAACTGTTTCTCCTTTGACTGTGGTTGCACGTATGGCTCGTAAGCTTGACGTACAAAACGTTGACGCACGTGGTCGCTGGATGGTTGTTGATCCAATCTTTGTTGAGATGCTGAAAGACGAAGACTCTCGTGTACTGAACGCAGACTTCGGTGGCTCAGGCTTGATGAACGGTTTGGTTCTCAACAACCTGCACGGCTTCCGTATCTACGTATCCAACAACCTGCCTTACTTGGGTACAGGTGCTGGTACTAACGGTACAACTGCACAGTCTACTAACTACGGTGTAGTTGTTGCTGGTCAGGACGAGGCTGTTGCTTCTGCTGAGCAAATCAACAAAGTAGAGAACTACCGTGACCCAGACAGCTTTGCTGACATCGTTCGTGGTATGCACCTCTATGGTCGTAAGATCCTGCGTCCAGAGGCTCTTATTGTTGCTAACTACAACGCTGCCTAATAGGCATAACATTGGGGCTGGCTACACGCTGGCCCCTTTGTGCTTATCATAAAGGTTTTAATAATGTCAATCACTACAGCAGTATGTAACAGCTTTAAGCAGGAACTGCTTGGTGGTGTACATGACTTAGATACCGATATAATAAAGGTTGCACTGATTAAAGTATCGCCAAGTGGTACTTATAATTCAAGTACAACAAACTACGCAGACGTTACAAATAATTCAGATGAAGCTGTAGGTGCTAACTATACTTCTGGTGGTAACACACTAACAGGTGCAGCTATTGCTTTAGACAGTTTTACTGCTACAGTCGATTATGACAATACCACATGGTCATCTGTAACTGTTTCTGCTGATGGGTGTATCATCTATAACTCATCTAAGTCCAACAGAGCTATTGCTGTAGTTTCTTTTGGTTCAACTAAGAAGTCTATCAATGGGGATTTTACAGTTCAATTTCCCGCAGCAGACGCATCTAACGCCATAATACGTATTGCATAAGGAGTAAACAAAATGGCCTCGTTTAACAAATTTAACTCATTTATTGAGTTTGCTGTAGAAGCTGCAAATTTAGGTTCAGACACCTTTAAAGTTGCATTGTGCAACACAGCACCTACTGCCAGTAACAGCACACTTGGTGATCTTACACTAGCTTCTGGCGCACCAGCCAATCTTGATAGTGTAACTATTACTACATCTGCATCTTCACAAACAAGTGGCACATACAAGCTAGTACTTGCTGACAAAACAATGACAGCATCTGGCACAGTAGGTCCATTCCGTTATGTTGTCATCTATGATGATACAGTAGCAACTGATCCTCTAGTAGGTTATTACGACTACGGCTCATCTATTACGTTGAACTCAGGCGACAGTTTTACTGTTGACTTTGACGCAACTAACGGTTTCATTCAGATCGCATAATAGGTCACATCAATGGTCACTCTTGTAAATAGGGCAAAGATGTCCACCAGTACTACAGGTACTGGAACAATCACGCTTGGATCAGCCGAGAGTGGCTATCAATCCTTCACCTCTGCTGGTGTCGTCAATTCTGATGTAGTCCGATACACCATTGAGGATGGCGATGCTTGGGAGATTGGCTCAGGGACTTATTCATCTGGCACTCTCACACGAGTTCTGGATGAAAGCTCGACAGGCTCTCTGCTCAACCTCTCTGGCGATGCTGTTGTCTATGTGACAGCCGCAGGAGAG